TAGGTGGGTCTTGAGGCGGTGGCAATTAGCACAAAGGGTCTGAAGGTTGGCAGGATCGTTGTTCCAGCGATCACCGTCTATGTGGTCTACGTCCAACTGGCTTAAATGCACAGGGATAAATCCACAATGTTCGCATTTGTCCTTTTTGTACACCGAGTATGGGTAAAGGGATTTGTTATAACTTTCTTTCCACTTGAAACGACATCTCCACCTGCCAGCACTGGTAGAACGAGACTTGTCTCTAATTTTAATTTGGGTGGGACCACACACACTGCAAACACCAGTGCGTAATTCTTCGTTTACTTCAGTTAAACGGTGCATCTACTGGACAAGGAACAGTCACTAGGTTTCCACAATTAAAACAGGTAGCGTCTAAGAAATACCAAACGAGTTCGTAGTTATCAAAAGATGCAGCTACATTAAAAACTTGTGAACCACAGGAACAGATATGGATAGGACCGAGTCCTCGTAGATCAGTACCAAATTTAGGTGGTAGTTTGAAGCGTTTGATTTTTGGCAGGTATGGTAGACGGAACCGGAAGGTAACGGTACGGCTACGGTTGCGCCCTGAAGGGCGCCCAGACCGCTTTGATTCGCTCACGCTCATATTGTAATGACCACTACAAAATAAAGCGTGTAAGATCACAATATCGGCGTGTCTATGTTAGAATCCACTATGACTACAATCGCTGGAATTCAAGGTGATGGGTGGGCTGTGCTTTGTGCAGACTCACAAATCACTGAAGATAACCTGCGGACTATTAGTACACGCACTCCAAAGATTGTAGAGATCGGTGAATATCTACTAGCAATTACAGGAGACGCAAGGCCAGGAGATATCCTTACCTACAATTGGGCTCCACCAAAGTATGACGGCACAGATGTCATTCAATTTATGGGCAAGAAAATTATTCCATCAATCATTCGTGCCTTTGAGAATCAAGGATACGACTGGGCCAAGCAAGACAAAGAAGGTGGGTTTGACTACATCATTGCCTTTGATGGCAACATCTTCCACATTGCTTGCGATATGAGCTTTCTCGTAAGCGAGAACGGTAGGTACGGATTAGGCTCAGGCGGACAGTTTGCGCTTGGGTATCTCTACTCACTTGAGCCTAGTGCAACACGCACAAAGGCGTCAGCCATACAAGTTGCAAAGAAAGCTGTAAAGATCGCGTCGGTTCTTGACGTTAATACTAACCCTCCTCTACAGTTGGTGGTCCAGGATAGATCATTTGAGTAGGAGCAGGGTATGGCGGATCCAAAGGATTTACTTTTAGAAGTACTGCACGCTAAAGATGCAGGAAGATCACGATCAGTTCAAACACAGGTAGGTCCATCAGAAATTGGTGGTTGCCGTCGCAAAGTTTGGTACAGACTTAACGGTCAATCAACTACTAACTTCAGTGAGTTAAAACTCGCAGCAATTATGGGGACCGCAATTCACGCGTCCATTGAAGAAGCAATTACGGAGTTAGACCCAAAGGGTGAGAAGTACTGGGTTGAAACTGAAGTTGAATACAATGGTATGAAAGCACACATTGATTTATTTATTCCAGAGACTGGTGATGTTGTTGACTGGAAGACATCTAAGATAAAAAACCTTAGTTACTTTCCATCCAAGCAACAGCGCTGGCAGGTGCAGGTCTATGGCTATCTACTTGAGAAGTCTGGCAAGGGAAAAGTAAAGAACGTAAACCTTGTTGCGATTGCTCGTGATGGTGATGAACGAGATGTCAAGGTTCATACTGAGCCATACGATGAAGCAGTTGCGCTAGAGGCAATGGCTTGGTTAGATGGTGTCAAGGCGTCAACCGAAATGCCAGAGCCTGAGAAGGACGAAAGCTATTGCAAATTCTATTGCAAGTACTACGATGCTTCAGGTGAGATGGGATGCGCTGGTCTAAAAAAAGAACTTATGGTTCTTGATGAACGTATCATAGAAGATACGGACATTGATAAGAATGCGTTGCTCTATCTACAAATAGACAAGCAGGTCAAAGACCTAGAGAAACAAAAGGATTCCCTCAAGACAACCTTCGAGGGAGTAATCGGTAGCACACTTAGCGGTGTGCAGATCAGTTGGAGTACCGTAGCCGGTAGGAAGACTGTGGATACTGAAGTTGTGGAAGCACAACTAGGTGTTGTACCGTACAAGCAAGGACCGGAAACTGTTCGGCTTAATATCAAATCAACTGGAGGAAAGTAAATGGCTGCACCCGATTCAACCAAGTTCCAGGTTAACTACAAGTTAGCTGACGGAACACTTATCAATCTTTACGCAACAGATGTAAGGGAACTAGAGACAGGTCTTGTTGACCTTGGTATGGTTGCCTCTCTGATTAAATCTACTTCTGCAGAACTTAGTGGCGCAACTTCTGCTGCTGTTGCTGCTATCACTAATGCGTTTCCTAATGCAACGCCAGTCGCTGCTGCACCTACTGCATCTAACGATGCTCCAGTATGTAAGCACGGACCAATGCAATACAAAACAGGTACATCAGTTAAGGGACCTTGGCGTGCGTGGATGTGTCCATCACCAAAGGGTGCCGTAGACAAATGCGAGACTAGCTGGATCCGATAATAAATTCGGGGGCCTTCAAAGTTTGAAGAACCCCTATGCGCTGAAGTCGGTGGAGATTTTTGGTTTCCTGAAAAGGGAGATCCAGAACATCATTCACAGTTCGCAAAAAGTATTTGTAGTAAATGCAAGCACAAGGTTGAATGCCTTGAATGGGCATTAGAAAATGAATCTGTTGGTATCTGGGGCGGTCTTAACGAAAGAACCCGCAACGGTATAAAGGCAAGAAGGAGAAAAAAGATTGCTTGATTTATCTCGTGCGTGGGGTGGTGTGCTTACCAAAGCAACACCGTTGCCTGACGTGTGGGGTACATTAGCAAGCAAGCAGATCAAGTTCCGTCGTGGACAAGTCTGTATGGTTGCTGCCGCACCTAACGTGGGTAAGTCAATGTTCTCATTGATCTATGCCATCAAAGCAAAGGTTCCAACTTTATTCTTCTCTGCCGATACAGATACAGCTACAGTAATGATGCGAGCAGCGGCTCACGCATCTGGCCACAATCAGGTGTTGGTTGAACAAAACCTTTCAACTGATTCACATTTTTACGATAAGCACTTCGATAAGCTCTCACATATTAAGTGGGTGTTTGACTCATCTCCATCCCTGGATGATCTCGAACTTGAGATTCGAGCATATGTCGAGCTTTACGGAATCGCTCCTGAGTTAATCGTGATAGATAACCTTATGAATGTCGCAGCCGAAACAGATAACGAATGGGCTGGACTGCGACAGATTATGATGGATCTTCACGATATGGCTCGTAAGACTGAGGCTTGTGTGTTAGTGCTCCATCACGTGTCTGAACAGACAGAGTATGGTCCTACCACTGAGCCACCACCACGCCGTGCAGTACACGGTAAGGTGAGCCAGCTACCGGCGCTCTTGCTTACTCTTGGATATGATCCATTGTCTGCACAGTTAAAGGTTGCTGCAGTCAAGAACCGTTTTGGTCCAAACCAATCTGACGGTAAAGACTATACAACTTTGTTTGTAGATTACGGGGTATGTCAGATCAATGACAGCACTTCTTCTCTTGGAAGAATGTTTGCAAGAGATGCTTACAATGGTAATCAAGGACAATCTATTGTCCAACAAGACGAAGATGAGGATGAGTATTATGGCAAACACTGAGGTCCAGTATGTTAAGAATAGAATAACGAAACTAGAACAAGACTTCGGTGGCTTTGCTAGTATTCTTATTCAAGCAGGGATAGTAGAAGTTAAAGAAGAAGACGGCAAACAGTTTTTTAAAGTTAATAAGGTGAAGCTAGATGGCGAATCCTAACGGACGCAAGGGTAGCAAGTTTGAGACTGATGTTCTCAAGTGGCTACGCCTAACAAAAGGTGTTCTCGCTGAACGTTTAACGAAGGCGGGAGCCAAAGATGAAGGAGATCTAGTTGTTATTATCTCTGGAAAAACTTTCATCTTTGAACTCAAGAACCGGGCAACCCTGTCTTTGCCTGAGTTCTGGAGAGAAGCACAAGTTGAGGCGCTTAACTACGCTAGGGCTCGTGGTATCGGGGAAGTACCCTTGCACTATGTAATAGTTAAGCGTCGCAACGCAAGTATAGA